CCACTGATCCAGAGCAGCAGTCCGCAGGGCAGCAGCCCATAAAAAAAGAATGAAATTATGCCGGCAACGATGCTTGGTTCGTTGGCGGCAACCAGCAATGTTACATAAAGCCAGCTAAACGCATTGCCAAGTACACGTTTATTCGTCGGCCTTTTGTGCTGATTCGGCTGCCTTCATTTCGCGGAAACGCCGGCGCTCCCTACGAACACGCGACCCTGCGAAGTAGATGAGCAGGCTGCAAGGGAGCAGGCCGTAGAAGGCGAACGAGATGATGCCGGAAATGATGGTCGGCTCATTGGCGGCAACCAGAACGGTCACGTATAGCCAGCCGATGACGATGATCAGGGTAAAGGACATGCGCCATTGTAGTGCTTTGATGTGCGCAAATAAAAAATGGCCAGGATGTTCTGGCCGGTATTATTGATTCAGTGGGCACCAAGTTTGGTGTCTACTTCGCGTTCGGCGTCTTCTTGCTCACCGCATGTGCAATGTGCCGGGCGTACGTCGCCACGGCGCGCCAGTAGGCGGCCATCGGCCCTTTCCTGCGCTTCCATGCCGTGTCCGCTTCTTTGTTTGCCTGGTCACGCAGTTCGCGCATCACGGCCTCAATTCGGCGGCGATCTTCTTCAGGCAGTGCAAGCAGCGCTTTGCCGGCCGGCAGTCTCAGCAGTGGGTTCAGGTAGCCCATTCAGTCCCTTTCCGGGCCGGCAGCCGCCGAACCCATCGTTCCAGGCGACACGCCGCAAGCGGCGTCCGCCTGAGTTGGTGCGTTGTAGCTCACGCGGCCCTCCGAGAAATCGCCATATCCGAAAGGTTGGCCCGAACAAGCGCCGCTGCCAATGGCGGGCAAACGCTGTTGCCACACATGCGAACCTGCGCCGATTTCGTCAGGTTGATGCGCTGTCCGTTGTGGTCGATTCCCCATTCGGTGATGTAGCTGCTGGGGAAGCCTTGAGCCTTGAAAAGCTCACGCGGCGCCAGCATGCGCAGGCCGATGTCGGCGATCTGGTATTCCTCGCCAGCGACCGTGACCAGGCCGTAGCGGTCTTTGGTGGTGACGGTGTGCAGTGGTTCTTCAAGGCGCGGGTCTTGGTCGCTTCCGTAATATTTGATCAGGAAGGCGCGGACCTCGGCCATATGCCCGCCACCGCCCGCCGTTACGGTCGGCATGGGCTCGTCCGATCCGCTGCCGATGCTTTTTCCGAAGTCGCGCTGTAGATGGGATGTGACGATGCCAGCCGGGATACCGTTGGCGGTTATGGTATTGATCGGCTGTTCAATGTCGCGAATACCGTGGCTAAAACGCTTGCTGCCGTCTTTCCCCTCGCCGTGCCCCATGTGAATCAGGTTGGCGGTGACCAAGCTGTTGTGGTCGGTACTGGTGACGGTATGCAACGGCTCGCCTTGCAGGCTATGGCCGACAACGCCACCGTAGTGCTTCGCCATGAAGGCCGATACCAGTGCATGCTTCTGGCTACCGACAAGCGTGCCGAGCGGCTTTTCGATGTCCAGTGCCCGGGGCGCCTGGCCGTCGCGTTCGCCGTAACCGGTTTGAACCAGCGTCGGGGCGATCAGCGCATGGTGACCGCCCTTGGTCTGAGCGCAGATCGTGCGCAGCGGCTCGTCGGCCGGCATGCTGCGCGGATTCGATGCGTTGGCATGCTCGGTCAGGACCGGCGCAACCAATGCCATTTCTCCGCGGTGCGCAGCGGTAATTGTCGGTATCGGTTGTTCGATCGGATAGCGCCGGTCGGCGCCTTGGTGCGTTAGCGGGACAATGAACGGCTCGGCCGCATTGACCACATACCGCATGATCCCCTTCGCGATCCGGCGCAGCGTCGCCGGCGCAAGTTCGCGCTTGCGCTCGAAAATCGACGGGCAAGGAATTGACCAGTCAATACACTCGGCCGCAGTGCGCCACGGCTGCATAACGACGCCATCATGATTAAGGATGCGGCCTTTGCGCCCTTTGAGCCGTTTTTCAGTCGGGTCGTAGTGAGTCGGCGACGGCCAGACAATCGGCTGACCATCGCGCCTGGCGATCAAGAACAGGCGCTTGCGGATCGTCGGCGTGCCGTAGTCACAGGCGCGCAGCTCGCGGTGCTCGACCTGGTAACCGTGGCTGCACAGCGCATTTACGAATGAATTGAAGGTGCGGCCCTTGTTCTTCTGGCACGGCCGGGTGTTTCCGTCTGCATCGATCACCAGAGGACCCCAGGTGCGGAACTCTTCGACGTTCTCGAGCATGATGACGCGCGGCTTGGCGATGGCTGCCCAGCGCAAAGCGACCCAGGCTAGGCCGCGAATCTTCTTCTCGACCGGCTTGCCACCTTTGGCTTTGCTGAAGTGTTTGCAGTCTGGCGACAGCCAGACCAGTCCGACCGGCCGGCCCTGCGTTACTTCGCGCGGGTCGATTTCCCATACGCTTTCGCAGTAGTGCTTCGTCTCCGGATGGTTCGCCGTGTGCATGGCGACGGCCTCCGGGTCGTGGTTGATGGCTATATCGACGCGCCGGCCTAGGGCCAGTTCAATGCCGGTCGATGCGCCACCGCCGCCGGCGAAGTTGTCGATGATCAGTTCGCCGTGAATGTCGAGGTTCAGTTGCATCCGGTGATTACCCGGATGTGACCCTTGCCTTCAAGGTAGTTTCTCCAGACGCCTCGGATTAAGTTCCACACCTCTTCCGAAACGGCGTCGCCGGATTCGATGACCTTGCCGTCTTCATCGATGATCGCCAGGCGGGCGGGTCGGCCGTCCATGGTTTGTGCCTTCAGAGGCTCGAAACAGACGCCGCTCAGGGTGGCGTGCTTCAGGGTTCCGGTTGGTAGGTCGCCGAGAATCATTGTGTGGCCTCCATGATGGTGTAGGTGACGGAATTTCTGGCGCCGCCGTGGCGCTTGATGCGTTGCGGGGAGATGTCGTGAAGTTCGTGGCAGATGCGCTGCACTGTCGATTTGCTGATGCCGGTTGCGGATACCATGTCCGCGTAGTGACAGGCGCCGGCCTTGATGGCTTCATAGACACGCTCGATGTTGAGTGCGCGGATAGCGGCATTTCGGCGGGCGTTTTCAAGGTGCCCGTTGCCAGCGACGGCTTGGCATTGAAGCCGGAATCGCATGTCGGCATCGATGACGCGCGCAGTTCCTTTGGGAAGTTCAGGCACGGCGCGATTAAGGATCAGGGCCGTCAGGCTCGTGCATCCGCCTTTGGTGATTGTTTTTCGGGCGGCTGTGGTCATTTCTGCAAGACCTCCAGCGCCCGTTGCATGAAGTGTGACTTGGCCTGCGACGAGTGGACCGCTCGGATGCGTTTGTCGAGCGGGGTAATGCCTTCGATCATCGGCCAGTCGTCGCCGGCATCGGGCATCAGGTCACGGCGTTCTGTGGCGAGCAGTACAAGATCAGCCTGTTTGATGCTGACCGACTGGATTTCCGGCAGGCCGAATCTGGCGCGGATCGCTGCCTCGATCTTGTGCTCAAGGGCGCGGTAGTCTGGTAGCAGGCGCTTGATCGGTGCCGGGATGTCCTTGATGTAGGCTTCTGCTGCATCGTGCAACAGGGCCTCCCAGGCGTGCTCAGTCGGTACATTATGGCTGACCAGCACGGAATGCTGGGCAACGCTGTAGAAGAACTTGCACTGGCCGGCAAAGCGGCATTCGTTCGACAGGCCGGTAGCGATGTCGACCAGGTCGATCATGTCGGGCTGCGGGTCTATCGGGTCGAACTGGCGGCCGGATGCTGTGAGTAGCCAAGTCATTATCAAACCCCTCCCGCAACTTCAAAATCGATTGCCTCTTCCCGCGTCATGCGGAAGCCTGCGGCGTGTTTGTGGCCGCCGCCGCCGAAGGCTTTTGCGATCAGTGATACGTCGATGCCGTCTTCGGTTGAGCGTAGCGAGAAGCGGCGGCCGTCGGCATCGTCGTAGTAGGTAACGCCAAATGGCTGGCCATCGGACAGAACGCCGGCAACGTCGCTGGCGTACATCCATGGCACGTTGGCGGCCGGCACCAGGTAGTTGCCGAAGCGCATCTGGCGGCTGGCGTTGCCGATGATTGCGGCGACGTCGTTCTGTTGCTTACGAACGATGGCGCGGCCTTCGTTGATCAATGGCGTCATGCCGCCGAATATCATGTCGCCAAAGTTGTCGGGCGTGATCGGGTATGAATAGACCGCCGCAGTGATTTCCCGAGTTTGTGAAAGCTGAAAGCGCCATAGATCGCGGTCCTGAATGTAGTCGAACAGGAGCGGCGCCGGCCGGTTCGGGTGGAAGTGCTGCCAGGCGATCATGGCGCCGGAGCGCTCCATGTCGAAAACCAGCGTGACCGATGCAGGCAGGTCGACCAGGTCTTCCAGGGCTGTCTTGTGGTGGTCGAGGATCAGCAGGCTGTTGGCTTGTTCTGCCATCTGCAGAAGCACCGGGCGCTTGTAGCTGAAGTCGACTAGGATCACGTCCCGGCCGATAACGTCAGGCGGTGCCTCGCCGTAGATGCCGGGGTGAAAATCGACGGCAACGTGTTTGACAACGTAATGCTCGCGAACGGCCCAGGCGGCAGCGACGCCGTCGGCGCAGCCGTGGTGGTAGATGCAGAGCGGTGTGGTCTGGTTCATTTGTGGCTCCGGTAGGTTTTGGAGAGGTCAGACTTGATGGAATGGCCGCGCCGGCGAAGTTCGTTGCCGAGCTGGGCGCGGTCGTGGTGGCTGTTGGTTGCTTGCCTGAGCAGCCCGAAGTAACTGTTGGCTGTATCGAAAAGATCGGCGCGGTCCATGTGGCGAACGCGCTGGATTGCCTCGTTGAACGTCCTGCGGCGTAGCGTGCGACGCCATGGCTTGATGACCTGGCCGACGAAGTCAATGCCGCGGTCGACCGGCTGCAGGATGGTTTTTTTGGGGTTGAGACGAGCGGCCAGCGCCATGCCGAGGAAGCCCTCGATATGGTCACGCGCCTCGTTCAGCCACTGCGGCGATTTGTGCAGCAGCACGAAGTCGTCGACGTAGCGGATGTAGTGCCGGCAACGCAGGTCACGCTTGACGAACTGGTCGAGCGCGTCGAGATAGACATTGGCGAAGAACTGGCTGCTCAGGTTGCCTATCGGCAGGCCGAGATGCGATGGCTGGCCGGTGAGGCGCTTGTGTGCCGGGACGCGCTCCAGTAGAACGGGGTTGCCGCGCAGTTCGAAGTTCTTCCGTGGATCGTGGAAGAGGATGGTCTCGGCCAGCGCCATCCACCATGGCTCGCCGATGTGTCGGGCGAGCAGCTCGCGCAGGATGTGCTTGTCGATGCTGACGAAGAAGTTGGCGAGATCGAGCTTCAGGTAGTAGGCGGGCTGGCTCCAGTTCTGCGTGATGCTGCGCACCTTGGCTTCAAGTCGTTCGGCGGCGTATAGGGTTCCACGGCCCGGGATGCAGGCGCAGGAGTCGGCAATGAAGCTGGCGTAGAAGCGCGGCGAAACATGGTTGTGCAGCAGGTGATGCACGATGCGATCGCGGAACTCGGCCGCCCATACTTCGCGGGCCTTTGGTCGGGTGATGACGAAACAAATTGACTTTCCGGGTGTGTAAGTCCCGGTAGTCAGTTCCTGGTGCAGTTGCCACAGGTTGTTTTCGAGATCCTGCTCGAAGCCAAGGGCGCTCTTTGTGTTGCGTTTGTGCTTGCGGCAATCCAGATAAGCGCGAAGCAGCATCTCGAAGGTGTAGTTGGATGAATCTGCTGACGGCGCGGACTCGACACTCGGCAGAGAGGTTGTTGTTGTTCTGGTTGCCGTTGTTGAAGTTCTGGATAAACGCCGTTCGTTCGCACTTTCCACGTCGCCCGACCGATCGTTCAGCCGGGAAACTGCACCGGACCGGCCAGCGGAAGACGCTGCGGTATCCATGGTGTGCATGTCCGTGTCCTTGTGGGACAGGGGTGCGACCAGATTCATAGAGCGCACGGTCATTGGAGTCTTGACCCCACTGAAGCAGACGCGGTTGCTGAGCGCTTCAACCATCCGCCGGCCTGGCCGCCGATGGTGTTCGTCATTTCCATGCTGGTGGCCCATATCTTTCTCGATATGAACTTTTTGTCGAAGCTGACGCGCATCATCAGGGATACCACTTCCAGCCCGCGCAGGACGTTGCGGATGTGCTCGCAACGTTTTTCCCCGCGGCTGGCGTTGGCGTAGCCGATCTCCAGCAACAGGTCCACGCATTCGTCGTGAACCCGCTTGCCAAGGCTCTGCTTGAACGTGCGTGGCATGTTCAACTGAACGTCGGCCGCGAGGCTGAGAAGGTCATATCCCTTCTTGTAGATCGGCAGGTCGGTATGGATCATGGTTGAAGGACTAAAGTGCTAAAGGATTAAAGTGGAATCTCGCTGACGGCGCGGACTCGACACTCGGCAGAGAGGTCGTTGATGAGCTGGTCGCCGCCGTGGAAGCCCTGGAAAAACGCCGCTTTATCGCTTGGTGTCTTGGTCAGCAGCCAGTACCAGGGACTCTTTTCGAAGCGGTCAGCCAGTCGGTCGAATAGCGTGATTCCCTGGTGGCGGGTTGGAAGATGACTGTTCATGGCTGGATTGACCGACTCGGCGTGCTTGACCGCATCGTCGTAGTCCATCGCGGTGCTGTCGTCTTCGTCCCACAGCAGCAGATGCACAAGGCTGTCGCCGGCCAGCGATAGCGAGACGCCGGCATAGGTCGCTTCGGTGCCCGGCCACTTTTCACCGATGTTTGGAATGCTGCAATTGGCGATCGGCTGAGCGGTGCGGGCCGTTGCCATGGTGGCGAGCAGGCCGACCGGCGGCTGTGAAAGGGTGATGTGGATATTCTCGATGTGCAGTTTCATGGTGGGTTCCCAGTCAAGGATTGAAGGGTTGAAGTACTAAAGTTGAATCAGCCTGACGGCGCGGACTCGACACTCGGCAGAGAGGACGTAGTAGTGCTGGTAGCCGTAGTGGAAGTACTGGAGAAACGCCGCTTTGCCGCCGGGCAGCGCAGTGGATGACCAGTACCAGGCATAATCAAAGGAATCCTGGCCGCCTTGCCGGAAGGCATCGATAGTGGTTTGCGACGGTGTTTCATCGGTGTATAGCCAGCCCGCCGGCACGCTGTTGGCGTTCTCGCCGTCGCGCCAACTGCAGTAGTTCGTTTCCTTGGTCGGCTTGAAATGGCGGTAGCCCAACTCAAGTACGTCACGCGATGGGATACCCCAGTCCTGGAAGCCGTCGATGGTCAGTTTTGAGATCCGCTTTGCCGCTGGGCTGCCGGCCTCGATGAGAGCCTTCGTGTTCGCCTGGCAGTCGTTGGGGCTACCGGCGCCGAAGCTCAGGCCGCCGGCGGGCATAAGCATCGAGCGGATCTCGCCGGCTTGCTTCGGGGCCCAGATGATTCCTTTGTGCGTTCCATTTACATTGATGACGCCGCCAAAGAATCCGCCTTCCATGGCGGTGCCGATTTGAGGGATTTGTTGTTGCATGGTTGCTCCTGGTAGTGCGGCCGTCAGGCTGCGGGTTGGGTGGTCATTCATTTGGATTGCCCTGCAGGCGAAGGTGGGCGTCGGCCAGGCGGCGAGCAATGTGCTCAATCTCGGCGTCGAGAATGGCGCGCTGTTCGCGCAAGTCATTGAGCATCTTGCGGAGATCCTCAACATGCTGTTTTGCCGTGATGGTGCGGATACCAAGCAGGCATTCGTAGATGGTTGCGAACAGGCGGCGCATGGTTAGTACTCCGTTGAGCCGCACCGGCCCCACAGTTCGGTGGTTTCCGATGAGCGGCGGTTACGAAAGCTGGTCAGGAACTGCCAGCCGGCCTTGGTCAGCACGCGCTTTTGCCGAGCGTTGCCGGCGGCAACCGTGCAGATCGCCATGTCGTAATGCTGGATGTCGAGCTCGATCTCCTGCAGGGACTTGAGTTGGTGGCCGTGGCCTTTGCCGCGCCGGTCTTCCGGTACGACGAACGAATGGCAGACGGCAACCTGGCTCTGGCCGGGCAGCGAGTCGATTTCAAAGGCGCCGAAGGCGTTGCTATAGCGGGCCATTGGTCGATCCTCAGTTGGCGATCTGCGACCAGCCGGTCATTGGGCGCGGCAGCAGAGCCATCTGTCGGCCGTTGGTGTAGAGCTGCAGCCCGGCCTTGATCGAAGCAACGGCAATGGCCTGCAGGTCGAAACTCGACGTGTGCGGGTTGTGGGGGAAGAAGACGGCGGCGATCATGCTGCTACCTGCATGGCAGGTTCCAGGGCTTTTACAAAGCGAGCGGCCAGTTCAATGACGCGGGCGTCATTCGTGACTTCCTGGTGTTTTCCTTGCAGATCCTTGATCGCCTGCTCAACGCTGCCCTTGCCGGTTGCAACCCAGTAAGCCGCGGAGGCGGCGGAGTCGCTGATCGATGTCTCTGTGTAGTAGTCAAGCTCCCACTGGATTTCGCGGAGCGTCGGTTGCAGGAGGCCTTTGGTCAGGTAGCCAGAAAAATGATTGCGCAGGCAGGCAATTGCGACTTTCTCGGGAATTGTCTGGCATGGCAGGGCTTTAATGGCTGGCGAGATCCGCGCCAAGGCGGCCTTGTAGTCTCGGTTGTATTTGTCTTCGTTGGCCTTGGCGGTGCGGGCGTCGATTCCATTTTTGATCGCGATGCTGGCAACGATATTGGCCGCAGTAAGCAGTACGCCCCGATCGGCAATGCTCAGGTCGCCCTGATTGGCCAGTGAGGTCAGCGTTGATGAAACCCGTTTAGCGGTCGATGCCGCGTTTTTCAAGTGAGTGGATTGGGTTTGCATGGTCGCGCCACTCTCTCAGCGCAGATTCGGAACAGCGGCAATGCCCGGCAGACCGGTGGCAGAGAACGTCAGGCCGAAGTGGCGGCCGTGGCTGGGGGCTGCGGCGCAGTGGGCGAGGTGGACTTTGAGTCCGGCGAGAGAGAGTTTCATTTGGCGCTCCTGGGTTGTTGTTGGAGCGATTATCACAACTGCGATATCCAATGTCAACGCAATTGCGATATTTCAACCGAAAAAAAACCGCCCGAAGGCGGCTGTGTTTTGCAAAAGATGATTTATTCCCCTTCGTTGTTCGGGGCTTTTGCATCAGCTGCGGCGATCCATGCCGATTCTGAAATGATCAGTGGCTTTCCGTATCTCGGCTTGCGCTGCAGGGCGGTTTCGATCTTTCTGCCGTAGGTAGTATTGGCCCAGTCGTCGCTGCATCCGGTGCCAACAACCAGGTAGTCGAGCTTGCCGGTAACGCTATCCAGCGCTTGGCCGCCGAGCTTCTCAACCAGTTTTTCGCAGGCGGCGCGAGTACCAAAGTAAAAAGTACCAGTCAGACAGAAGCTGCGGCCATCGAAAACAACTTCTGCTTCGTCGTAGGGTACAGATGGGCCGGCGGTCGCCGCTGATCCAGTGTCGGCGAACTCGTTGCCAGAAATGTCGGCGAGCAATGCTATCAGTTCGGCGCGTTCCTCGCTGGTGATGATGCCGTCGGCAAGGATCATGTTGAGGCGGTTGGCAATGGCGCTGCCTGGCCAGATTGTCGTGACTTCAATGTTCTGGTTTAGCCAGGTGGCAAGAAATGAAATTTCCTGATCGTTGAGCGTGCCATCTGCCGTCAGGCCGGCGCAGATGCCGAGCAGGCTTTGTGCTGATTTTGTCAGGCGCCGCCGCGCCAAGCTCGTTGCTGTTGCGTAGTCTTCCATTGAATAAACTCCATGCTTTTGGTTTATCCAATTGTACTGGCTTGGTGCTACTGATGGAATGCCGTTGTATTATATTCTGGCGACGGCGAGCAAGGCTCGGCGCTTGGCCGGCCCGCCCTCGCGAAAGGCTTTGATGAGCTCCAGTTCATGCCGGTTCATTGGTGAATGGAGTACGCTGCTGGCGGCATTATGGTCGATGTCCATCCATCCGACTGGCAACTGGCAGCCAGTTTCGATCTTGGTAACGGTATGGTCGCCGATCTTGCGATGATTTCCGCTAGGTAGTGGCGCTTCATTGAGTAGTTGGCCCAGGTATTTTTCGCTGGTGCCGCTGGCTTCGGCTAGTGCGGTGATGGTGCCGTATTCGGCAACCAGGTGCTTGAGATTGGCGAGGCGGATGGCGTTTCTGGTCATCCGCCGATGTTAGGTCGGGCCGGCTTGTCGAGACACAGGCCGCTAGCGCGTCAACAATTCGCGCTATGAGCGGGCAAACGCCAACCGTGAATTATTTCACGGAATATGGCTGAAACTATGCTGTATGTCATATTGTCGCTACTGGGCGACATCTGCATAATCCGTCCGCCGCCGAGATGGTGGCAAAAAATAACCCGGGCGAACCCGGGCCTCGGAGTTGAGAACGGCGTCCCGCGCTCATGCCCGTCGTAGCGGGCTGGGGCTGCTCTTCTTGGTTGGCAGAGTTTATCCCCGTGTCAGTTGTCCGCGGTGCGAACTGCAGCGCGAAACAGTTCTGCGATCATGGCATTGTTTTGACCGAGCTGGCCGGCGCCTTTGACCAGCGTTCGGCCATCGCTGGTGATGATCAGGACAGCTGCGCCGCGCGCGCCGGTTACTTGAGCGGCCTTGATTGATTGAACAAGAAGGTCTTCCACGGCCTGGCGGCGCTGGCGGTCGATGGAGTAAACGTTAAGTTTTGCTTTTCGCAAGTCATGGTCCGGTTATATCACTTAGGTAATATATCGCAGGATTTCAAAACTTACAAAAATGCTATTTGTGTTCCTGTTGGTCGAGTTTATTCGGCTTTTCGGTAACGTCTGCAAAGCCGGTCAGGGCGTCCTTTTTGGCCGACTCGCGACGCTGGCGGTTGTCTTCGGTGCCAAAACGGGTGCGCAGCATGGCAATCATGGCTTGGCGTTCGGCTTCAGGGATGCGGTTGATTAGGGCGGCTAGTTCGATAGTTTTTGGGTCGTGCTGATAACTTCCGCGCTGTTCTTCGGCCTTAGGTGATTGGTCGCCGGGGGCTATGCCTTTTCCTGTTTTTAGCCAGTAGGCGTCAACCCCTAGGGCGTGGGCGATTTCGATCAGGGATGAAGGCGCCTTATCGCGGGCGTCCTTTTCCATTCCGGCAATTGTCGATTGTCCGAGCCCGGCAGCGTCTGCCAATTGCTTCTGTGTGAGGCCTCGATCGGTTCTGAGGCGGGCAACGCGTTGCCCTAGTGTCTCCGTTTTCATATCACGATTGTGATACGAATCAATATCGCAATGGCGTTGACGTGGCATATCGCATTTGCGATACTCGGCGCCATGAACTGGAAATCCATCATCAACGAGATTCTCGCCGCCGGCAAAACGCAGGTCTTTGTCGCTGGCCGCCTCGGTCGATCCCAAGCCTGGGTTAGTGCCCTTTCCAAGGGTGTGTATGCCGATATCGGCTGGCATGACGGCCAGGCCCTGCTGGCGTTGCACGAAGAGGTCGTTCAAAAGGCGGCGTGATGAATTCATTTCGCTTCCTCCATTCTCCCTGCGGTCCATTGGTCGTCTCCCTGGTGGATCGTTTTTCCGGTGCTTTCTGGCGCCGGTTTTTTATTCCTGTGCCGTTGACTGCACTTTAGGTGCTGTTGCGGTTATGACAAACGTACTATTTATTGAGGTGTACGAATCATGAGTCTTCGTGCAGCAGTTCATCGAGCAGCATTGGCTAGCAAGATCGGTATTGAAGGCCTGGCGACAGCTATGTCTTCTCCGCAAAACAAGGTGAATGCAACGATTTTGCGCAATCAACTGATCGGCGGTGAGCGCCATCACCTTGGTATTGACCGGGCTGAGATGATCATTGATCTGGTTGATTCCGACGAGTTGGCTCATGCGGCTGCGCTGCAGCGTGGCGGGGTGTTCCTCAAAATGCCCGATGTGGATTCGGGGTCGTGCGATCTGGCGGTGTTGGAGATGATCACGCACGTCTGGCGGGCGGGTGGCGAGGTTGGCCGGGCGGTAGATGATGCCTTGGCTGACCATGTTGTCGATCGCGCCGAGGTGGCCAATATCCGGCAGGCAATTTATCGGCAGCAGCAGACCTTGATGGCGATGCTGTCGCGGCTGGAAAGCATGGCGGAATAGTCTCGTTGCGCTTCCATAACAACAACCAGGGATGGGCCGTCTCGTGATCGAGAAGGCCATTGCTTTCAGTGCGCCTGAGTGGGAGGCGCTGGGCGGCCTGCCGTTCATGCAGCGCTGCCTTTACCTGGTGTTGCGGTGGTACATGGATCGCACGACTGGGCGCGTCGGTGATGCGCGCGGTATCAGCCTTCAGGGCTTGGCTGAGGAGCTTTACGTTGAGCCGGTGCGGGGTCGCCATGCGTCCGAGTGTGGTTCGCCGTCGAAGAAAGCTGTGCGCAGTGCCCTGGATGGGTTGGAGAAAGCCGGTCTGATCAGCCCGTGCGGAAACGGGGAAGTGCTTGTTTTTTTTCTGCCGAAGTCGCGTCGCGCTTCCGCTCGTCAAAAAGATGAGGGGCACATGAGGGGCACAGACGAAGGGCACAGTGACGGGCACGGTAAAAACATGCCGGCAGGCCGCGCCAATGCTGGAAAGTTGCATGTTGATAACCGGCATGAGGGGCACGATGAAGGGCATACCAAAAACCCCGATGAGGGGCACACCTCAAGTACAAGGGTAAACCATCCTTCTACTCAAGCATCAGCAGCAGCATACGCCGGGGCTGTGGATAACTCGGCTGTGCTGGTGATGCCTTTGCTGCCGGAGAAGGTTGCTGAGTGGATTCGTCTGCAGGAGCGCCAGCGTGGTTGCCGGGCGAAGGTGATCGCTAGTGCTGCGCAGATCGCCGCTTGGCTGGCCCTCGCCGTGACCGGCGATGAACTTCACGAGGCTTACAGCCTCGCTAAAGTCGATCGAGAGGTTACGCAAAACCAAGCCCCGATCAATCTGCCATTCCTCGACATTTTCGTTCGTCGCGTGATCGCAGGGCGAGTGGTCAGCAGGGGGGCTGCTGTGAAGCCAACGGCGTCCGCGTGGTGGCATAGCGAGGCTGGAATCGTGGAAAAGGCCAATGCGGTCGGGGTCGATCGTTTGCCGGATGAGCCGGCAGAGCGGCTGCGTGGTCGCGTCGAACTGGCCTTGATGCATCTCGAGGATGCCGAGAAGCAGCGCCGGAAGGCGGCGCGTACCAAGCGAGGAGGTGTGTGATGCCTGATCTGACCCCGTGGCTGAAGGTTAAGGCGCGCTATGAGGCGGGCGAAGGTGGTGTGTCGCTGGCGATGCGGGATATGGCCGAAGCTGTGCTGGGCGAGAAGTTTGTCAAGCCGGTGAAGCCGGTTCGGCGGCCGGATTTCCGCGACCGAGAGGCAGGCGACGATTCGTTCGATGACGACGATGCGGGCAGCCGCGGCGGGATGGTGGCGCTGTGACCGGCCGGGCGTTGGTGTCGCAGAAGACGGCGTCCGATGTGGATGAGATCGCCCGCTTCTTCGGTATCGACATGGAATGGAACCGGCACATTTTCAGCCACGCGGCACAGGCCGATGGTCGGGCGTTTGAGTTGGTGGTTGCGGCGATGGCGGCGGCAATCCGTGAGGATATCCGGCGCGGCGTCGCTGGCCGGATTCGGCAGTCAATCCGGGAAAAGGGGAAGAGATGAGCGCGGTTCCGTTTAGCTGGATGTACCAGGATCCGGCATTGATCACTGATCGCCTGCGGGACATGCGGCTGCGAATGGCCGCCGAGGATCTGCGGTTGCGAGAGCAGGCGCGCCGCCGCAAGGCTCGCCATATTCGCAAACTGACCAAGCTGGCGAAGGCTGGCGTATTGAAGGGGGTTGGCAATGGAAGGTGATCATGTTCGGGTGGAAAGCGCTGTTACGGCTTCGGCGTCCGGCAATCTGACCTGGGGTCTGTGGCCGCATGAATGTGCCATCGCTCTTGGTATCTCTGGGCGCCATAACCCTCTGGGCTTCTACGTTGTCCGCTACCTGTCTGAGCCGCCCAGTGCAGCAGGCGTCTGGGGGGTTGTTCTTGTTCTTGCGAAGGAGATGCAGCGCCGCGGCGTTCCGGAAGACGGCGTCAAGGAACTGGCGTTCAAGGCCTTCGAGTTCTGGAAAGACAGCCGTTGCCTAAGTTGCGGCGGCAGGGGTGTTACCGGTGTCGAGCAGATCGAGTGCAGCAAGTGCGGCGGGACCGGACATCGTCCCGACCCAAAGGGAAATTCCGCCGTGTCGATCGGTATTGATTGCCTGCGCGATGCAGAGTTGATGATGGAAGGGCAGCTTGCCTCACGGCTGCGGAGAGGGTGATCGATATGAGTTTTTCAAAGATGGGGGTTGACACAGGGTGTAGAGTTAAAAAGTACAGGGGAAGACATGCCGCGATCAGCGCCTAAGCCGTGTCGGCACCCCGGCTGTAAGGCCTTGCTTCAAGACGGTGCTTACTGTGATGCACATCGCAAGGATGTCGAGAAGCGGTACGACGCCAGGCGCGGATCGTCGAGCCAGCGCGGATATAACAGCCGATGGCAGAAGGCCCGCGAAACATTCCTCCGGCGTCGTCCGCTCTGCAAGATGTGCGAGGACGAAGGCCGAATTACAGCGGCAACGATTGTCGACCACATCACTCCTCACCGTGGTGACCAGGACCTGTTCTGGGACACCGACAACTGGCAGCCTCTGTGCAAGCTGCACCACGACAAGGTCAAACAGGCCGAAGAAAAGCGGGACCAGGGGAGGGGGGGTTAAAAGTCCAGCCCCGAATTCCGCTAGACCGGTCGCCTAGGCACGAATTTATGGGGAAGTTTTGGCAGAGGGGGGAGGGGTAAGAGAACCTGCTCTGTATTCGATTTATTCAAGCCTCGGAATGGTTTTCCGGGGCTTTCTTGTTTTTGGAGCCGCTGTGGACGATGAAAAGGGAAAATTGATCGCCCTTCCCGGTGGTGGTGAAGGTTGGGTTCGTAAGGTCGTTGCCGGAGTCGATGTGCCGGCGCCACCGCCGGGCCATGGTCTGGATCGGCAGGGACTGAGGCTGTATGACTGGATCGCCGAGGCGCTGATCCGGGACGGCCGAAATATCAAGGCGGCCGGCATCCAGTTGATGATGCTGGCCCACTCACTGCAGTCGTGGTCCGAGGACGTGAAACTCTGTGTCACCGAAGGTCGGTACGGCACGAGCGAGAAGGGTAACCGCTTCGAATTGCCGCACAGCTTCAATGAGCGCAACTCCCGCGCCGAAATCAAGAAGGAACTCCCCGAAGCATGTTTGACGGTGATGTCGACAATCGAGGCGAGACTGCGGGAAAGCAAGACCGGAGCCGCTCAACAGGACGACCTGTTCGGCGACATGGTCGAGTTCGCAAAGGGCAGGCCAAGCGCAAGCGCCTGATTCCGCCGGAGGAGACCTGGCAGGAGTGGGATCGGGCCTACGGCGTGCCGGTTCTGCTCGGCGAGATTGTCGTCGGCAGACTGGTGATGCTGGGTGTCGAGCGTCACTACCGCGATCTGCAGGAGGCCCACAAGCGCGGCCTGGTGTTCAGCCCGGAGCATGGCTGGCACGTGATCGAGTACATCGAGCGCTTCTTTGTCCATATCAAGGGTGCGCTGGCTGGTACGCCGATCCTGTTGGATCCGTGGCAGAAGTTCTGGACGGCAGTGCTCTACGGCTGGCGCCGGCTGGATGGTCGCCGGCGTTTCACCCGGGCATATGAAGAAGTCGCCCGAAAGAATGGGAAGTCGACCTGGAAAGGTCCGCAGGGTGCCTACCTGTTCATGATGGACGGCGAGCCAGGCGCCGAAGTCTACGCGGTGGCCACCACCCGCGAACAAGCAATGACGGTTTTCAAGCCGGCGTTCGAGAATTTCAAGCGCTGGCGCAAACGCTCGCCCGGCATCGCTCGCAGCTTCCGCATCTTCGAGGGGATGAACCAGGAGCGCATCGAGGCCGGCGCCTCGGTGTTCAAGCCACTGGCCAGCAATGCCGACGCGCAGGACGGTTTCAACCCGTCAGCCGTCATGTTCGACGAGCTGCACGCGCAAGCCTCGCGGGAACAGTGGGACGTTCTGGAGTCTGGCTTTGGTGCTCGCCTGCAGCCGCTGCTCTCGGCGATCACGACGGCCGGTTTCATCCTCGACGGGATCTGTACAGAAATACGCGGCTACCTGGTGTCGGTGCTGGAAGGGCGGCGCGAAGACGATGACATCTTCGGCTACGTGTACACCCTCGACGAGGACGATGATGTCTTCGACGAACGCAACTGGATCAAGGCGAATCCCGGCCTGGGCAAGTCGAAAACGATCGACTACCTGCGCGGGATGGCTCGCAAGGCCAAGGCGCTGCCTAGTGCCCTGGCGAACTTCAAGACCAAAGACCTCAACATCTGGTGCAACGATGCAGAGGGCTGGTTCGATCTTGATGCCTGGGACAAGGGAAAGAAGAAATTTGACCCGGCAATGCTGGCTGGCCGTCAATGCTATGGCGGCCTCGACCTGGCGAGCACACGCGACCTGACGGCGCTGGCGCTGGTCTTCCCGCCGGACGAACCCGGCGGCGAGTGGTTTGCGCTGGTCTGGGTCTGGTGCCCGCGCGCCAAGGTGGATGCCCAGGAGGACGACGCGGCGCCCTACGGCCGCTGGGAGAAAGAGGGCTGGCTTGAAGTCACCGAAGGCGACGTCACCGACTACAAGCCGGTGATGGATGCCATCCGCCAGGTGTGCCGCGACTACGACGTCAAGGAAATCGGCTTCGATAAGTGGAACGCCCTGCAGATCATCAATGAGCTGATCGAAGAGGACATTCCGCTGGTCGAGGTGCCGCAGAACACCGGCGGCATGTACCCGGGCAGCAAGAAGCTTGAGGAGCTGGTGTATTCGCGTCGCCTCCGGCACAACGCGAACCCGCTCCTACGCTGGTCCGCCGGCAACGTCGCGCTGCTGTTCGACAGCAACGACAACTTCCGGCCGGACAAGAAGAAGAGCAAGAAGAACGGCCGGATCGATCCGGTCGTAGCGATCGTCACGGCATTGAGCCGGGCCGTGGTTCATGTTGAAGACAAAGGATCCTTCTGGGAATCGACTGATGAATCTGAGTAATCTCTGGCCGTTTGGCCGCAAGGAAGCGACGGTCATCGACCTGGCCGCCGACATCCTGCAGCTCGGCGCAAGCAAGAGCGGCCAGACGGTCACCGTGACCAAGGCGCTCAGGGTCGCCACTGTGCTGGCCTGCGTCCGCGTCATCAGCGAAGGCGTCGCCCAGGTGCCGTTCAAGTTGCTGCGCCGTGATGGCCGCAACAAGCTGGAGGCCTACGACCACCCGCTGTGGGACATCCTGCACCGCAAGCCAAACGATGTGACGACCAGCTTCGGTTTTCGCGAGACGCTTGTGCTGCATGCCGCGCTGACCGGAAATGGTTTTGCGTTCATCAGTCGCGGTGGTGGCGGGCGTGTACTCGAGCTGATCAATATTGAGCCCGGTGCGGTGCGGATCGAGAAGTCCGACACCATGGGCGTGCGTCCCGTCTACATCATCACGGGCAGAAACGGCACCAAGCGTTTCCCGGCCGAAATGATCCTGCACATCCAGGGGCCGAGTTGGGACGGCATCGCCGGCATGGACGTGGTGCGCCAGGCGCGCGAGGCTATTGGCCTGGCGATCGCCACCGAAGAGGCGCATGCGCGGCTGCATTCCAATGGTGCCCGACCGGGCGGCATGCTGTCCGTCGAAGGCAAGCTGGACGACAAGCAGTTCAAGGATCTACGCAAGTGGATTGATGACAACTACGTCGGTGGTGACAACGCCTACCGGACGATGATTCTGGATCGTTCGGCCAAGTTCATGTCGATGGCCATGACCGGCGTCGACGCTCAGCATCTGGAGACCCGCCGTTTCCAGATCGAGGAGGTGTGCCGCATCCTCCGTGTCATGCCGATCATGGTCTGCAGCAACGACAAGGCCAGCACCTACGCCGGCGCTGAGCAGAACTTCCTAGCGCACGTTGTTCATACCTTGGGGCCGTGGTTCGAGCGCATCGAACAGACCATTGACTGCCAGCTGCTGTCCGACGCCGAACGCCGTGCCGGCTACTACGCGAAGCTCGAAGAGCGCGGCTTGTTGCGGGGCGCCCTCAAGGACACCGCCGAGTACCTCTACAAGCTGTCCGGCATCGGAATCATGACGCGCAATGAAGCGCGAGAAATGCTCGACCTCAACCCGATCGCCGGGCTCGACGATCCGCTTACACCGATCAACCTGGCCGCCGAGTTGGCGAAATCGCAGAAGGAAGGAAGCGCTAATGTCTGACACTACCGTCTTAGTCAAATATGTTGGCCAATCGTCATGGTTTGAATCAGCGGTCACCGGGCGTCAGACAAAGTGGCTCCCTGGACAATCTGGCTATGTATCTGATGCGATATCTCGGCAGCTTGCTTCGACCGGGCTGTTTAGTGTTGGAGATAAAAAGCCAGTTATGTCTGCTTTTGATCCTGTCACCGGGGGGCTTGAAATCCTCGGGCAGGATGGTCTTCCTGTCATCAGCACCGAAAAGCAGTCGATCACGCTTACCGGAACTTATGTGAGCAACGGGACTTTGGTAGAAGAGGACTGCGGATTCGAGCCTGATTTTATCGTTGTCAAAGGCGATGCGGCGACCATCGCGGTGTTTCACTCAAAAGCATCGTGGTACGGCCGCACTGATGCGTTTAACAATACCGACTCAACCGGCAACGGCATAACGATCACAAAAACAGGTTTTACTGTGGGAGCGGGTGCAGAGGTAAATACAAACGGTGTGACGTATCATTATTTTGCTTACAAGGATAACGATTCAGAGTCGCTCCTACAGGGCAACTGGATGGGAAATGCGACGGCTGGCCGAAAAGTTGATCTATTCGCAGGTAAGCCGGTAAAGGCAACTATCATCAAGCGCGATGCTGCGCAAAAGTCCGTATGGTCGTGGCTTGGCCTGCCGCAGTCTTATGATATGGATGGCAATGCCGGTGACTTCTGCATGATCAACAATGACGGTACGCTGACACTCAGCGCGTCGAACTTCGTCAATCAGTGGGCCAACAACCTTGGCGAAGGCACTATCGGTCTAGCGATCACCGGCAATAGTACGTTCGCTGGTGTTTATACAGGAGCCGGAGTTGCTCAGCGTACCCCACTTCCGTGGGGTATTGACTTCGCAATCATTCAGCCGCTTGGCGTCGTCGGCCAGAATGCCCACCTATGGTTCTCGACTCTATCCGCCGGGCAGCATGCGCCGGTGGCTCCTGCCGCGCTTGGAACTGGCCGCATTACGTCGGTCGATGAAAGCTCTATGCTGATTAGCTCGGGCGCTCAGTTGAACACGAATGGTGTGAAGTACGGCGTGATTGCATTCAAGCGCAATCGTGCGTCAACGCCTGTCGTCAAAAACGCGCAGACGATCTACAAGACTGCTATCCAGTTGGCAGCCGGGGGATATATTGACTGCGGAATTTCAGACAGCCTGAAGTTCGACGGCGCTCATACGCTTGAATGGTTTGGTGCGATCTATCCGACCAGCACGACGCCGTTTGCTGGCGGCGCTGGCGTCGATAACGAGGCCAACAAGCAATTCCCGATCTTCTGCCGGACTGGTGGCGCGGATGGCGTAGCAGGCGCCGTGTCGTTTGCTCTGGCCGCCCTGTGTCCTCGTCCAGAAGGCACCGGGCAGCGTGGCGGCGATTGGTCTGGAGCGTCGCTGGCTTGGGCTACTTTTGACACGTGGGCGCTGCCGCAAACCGGCGCCCCTGTCCTCGATAACTTCCCGGCGTTCTCCGGGATGGTCATGCCGTCTGGTCGCCTTGCTCACATCATGCTTTCGCACGATGGGTCGGGCGGGTGGTGGTTGGCGATCAATGGACAGGTCGTCAAAGAGCGCAAGCGTGATCTGGTCGCCGCCACCGGAAAGGCGAATATTTCCGGTGGGGCAGGCCATCGCACGATATTCGGGGCACGTCAGCGAGCCACGATTGATTACGCTTACGGACAGCAATTCCGACTGGCTCGCATCTACAACCGTGCGCTTACGAAAGCGGAAATGGCGGCGAATTACTCCGCGCTGTTCAGCCCTCTGCGTAATCCGACGCCTGGTTTTATCGAAGAGTGGGACGCTAGAAAGGCGTCAGGAACAACGCTGCCGGCGACCGTCAATTCGGTAAATAACGGCACGATTGTCTCCGGCGTCATTTCGTCGCCTTCGTAAATCTAATCCCCTCTGCACAATGATCAAACAACCCGCTTCGGCGGGTTTTTCGAAAGGAGTCACCGATGCGTGACCATCTTGATATCCCGTTCAAGATCAAGTCCGTCTCCGAAGACGGAGTTTTTTCAGGTTATGGCTCTGTGTTCGGGGTTGTCGACTCCTACAAGGAAGTCGTGCTGCCCGGTGCTTTTGCCGAGAGCCTCAAGGTTCGCCGTCCGGCCATGCTCTGGCAGCACCGCAGCAGCGAGCCCATTGGCGTCTATACCTTGGTCAAGGAAGACAGCGTCGGGCTTTACGTCGAAGGCAAGCTCGCCCTCAAGACTGTGCGCGGCGCCGAAACCTACGAACTGCTCAAGATGGATGCCCTCAACGGCCTCTCAATCGGTTTCGTCTCCCGGGAAGACAGCTACGACAAAGTCACCGGTGTTCGTTCCCTGAAAGCCGTCGATCTCTGGGAGGTCTCCCCAGTCACCTTCCCGGCAAATGAATCCGCCCGCGTCTCGTCAGTAAAGAGCGTCGAGCAGATAGCAACCCTATCCGACGCCGAGGCCTACCTGCGCGATGCAGGCGGGCTCTCGCGCCGCGAAGCGCTGGCGATTGTCGCCCGCATCAAGTCCCTGCATGGCCAGCGCGATGCTGGTGAGTTGGGCGAACTGGCCGCGCTGATGAAGCGCAACACCGCTGTTTTTTCCACCTTATAAGGACTGTTCACATGAACAAGAAATCCATGATCCGTGCCGTCATCGCCCTGGGTGTCGGCCTCTTGGCCGCCGCCGCTCACGCTGCCGGCATCATCACCGCCGATGTCGCCCTGGCCGGTGGTCTCGTTCCCATGGCCTTGGGTGAGGTCGATTTCGGTTCCCTGAAGGAGCTCCTGCAGAAGCAGGGGGAGACCTTCGAGGAATTCAAGAAGACCAACGATGCCCGCCTGCAGGCGAAGGCCGACGGCAAGTCGGTCGAGGCCTTCGAGGCCAAGCTGTCCAAGATCAGTGAGGAGCTGAGCAAGATCGGCGACCTCAAGTCCGAGTTCGATGGGCTCATGAAAAAGCTCAACCGCCCTGGTGCGGCCGGTGATGTCGATCCGGCCAAGGCCGAACACAAGGCTGCCTTCGGCAAGTTCATCCGCAAGGGCGCTGACGATGGCCTGGGCGAGCTGCAGCAGAAGGCCTACAACATCACCACCGACGCCGACGGCGCCTATGCTGTGCCGGAAGAACTCGACCGCGAAATCCTGGAACTGATGCGCGATGTCTCGCCGATGCGTGAAGTGGCCAACGTTATCACCGTCGGAGGCTCCGACTACAAGAAGCTGGCCAACAAGGGCGGCACCGCCGGTGGCTGGGTCGATGAAGACGACGCTCGTGCTGCCACCAACCCAAGCCAGTTCGCCATCCTGACCCCGTTCATGGGCGAGGTCTATGCCTACCCGCAGGCCACCCAGCAGATGCTCGACGACGTGTTCTTCAACGCCGAACAGTTCATTGAGAATGAGTGCGCCTTGACCTTCGCCGAGATGGAAGGCGCCGCCTTCACGACCGGCGACGGCACCAAGAAGCCCAAGGGCTTCCTGGCCTATGCCACCGCCACCACGGCGGATGGTGTTCGCGCCTTCGGCACCCTGCAGCACATCGTCTCCGGTGCTGCTGCAGACTGGGCGGCCACCACCCCGCAGGACAAGCTGCTCGACGTGGTCTATGCGCTGAAGAAGGGTTATCGCGCTAACGCCCGCTGGATGATGTCGAAAGCTATGCTGGGCGACGCCCGCAAGCTCAAGGATGCCGACGGCAACTACCTCTGGCGCCCGGGCCTCGAGGCTGGCCAGCCGGACACCCTGCTGGGCTACGGCATCGCAGAGAACGAAGACATGCCGGCCAAGGCCGCCAATGCCCTGTCGATCGCCTTCGGCGACTTCAAGCGCGGCTACACCATTGTCGACCGCATCGGTACCCGCATCCTGCGCGACCCCTACACCAACAAGCCGTTCGTTGGCTTCTACGTGACCAAGCGGGTCGGCGGCTTCCTGGCGGATTCCAACGCCATCAAGCTGTTCAAGTTCTCCGCCTGATCGGCTGAATGACAAACAACGGGCCGCCTTCGGGTGGCCCGTTTTCATTGGAGCGTTTCCATGAGCAAAGCAATTGAAGTGACCAAGGACTTCAAGTTCGCGCACCGCGGCTGCGACGTCGTTGAGTACCAAGCCGGTGATGTGATCGAAGATCCCGCCGCCGACCTGTACGAAGTCGCCATCAAGAACAAGTGGGCGAAGGAATCCAAGGCGAAGCCCGCCGCCCCGGAAAACAAGGACGCTGGTCAGTCGCCAGAAAACAAGTCGGAGTAATCGACCATGGCCGCGCCGACCATCGATTTCATCAAGGGCTGGTGCCGCATCGATGGCGATGAATTCGACGCCATCTTGCCGGCAATGATCATCAGCGCAACAGCGAGCGCGAGCCATGAAACCGGCCACGACTACACCACGGAGGTCATGCCGGAATCGGTGCAAATGTGGTGCGCTGCACAAGTTTCACACTGGCTGGCCACGCCTGAGGCGGCTGTTTCGCCATCCGGCAACAATCCGCAGAAGAACATCTTCCTGGATGGGCTTCTGGATCCGCATCGCACCTTCGTCATGGAGATCAAGCCGGTATGAAAATGCCAAGCAGTGGCGAACTGAATCGCCGCGTCACCCTGCGCAAGTGGCAGGACGTGGCGGCCGCCGGCTTCGGTATCGATGCCACCTTTGACGCCGGCGCCACCGTCTGGGCTAGCATCGAGCCGGTTGGCTCGGCGATTTTCTGGGGTACGCAGCAGATCGATAACGGCGTCACGCACCGCGTCACTGTGCGCCGCACGGCGGCGATCAACGAAATCACCATCACCGGCGAGCATGTGGCCGAGCACGTTGGCCTGCGTTTCCGGGTCAAGCGCGCGTCCGATCTCAACGGTAAGCGCCGCTTTCTTGTTCTTGAGGTCGAGGCGCTTGGAGTAATCGCATGATCGGCACCAAGTACAACGGCAACTACTTCGCCGCCTCGGTCTTCTGGGAAGGTCATAGTCACCTCGATTTCGACCGGCGCCAGATCCGCAAGGCCATGCGCCAGATCGGCGCCGATATCCGCAAGGTCGCCCGCAGGAAAGTGGCGCGGCGGGCCGTGTCGGAGGCTGGCAAGGCGCCGGGTAAGCAGTCCGGCACGCTGCAGCGCGCGATTAACTACCGCGTCAGCAAGCCCGGCCTGCTGGTCAGCATCCGCCCGGATAAGACGGAAGCCATGGGCAAGGATTTTTACCCGGCCTTCCTCAACGCCGGGGTGCGCCAAGGCTCGGCAATGAAGCGCCTGGCGCCTGGCGAAGGGCTCGGTATCAGCAATCGCCGACGCCGTGGCCAGCGTGCCAAGGAAACGATGGCGCGGGCGGCCGGTGGCTGGCGTGTCGCACCGCGCGCCAACTATATGGAAGAGTCCCTCGAGGAACGCAAGGCCAACGCCCGCCAGGTGTTGGCTAATGCCCTACAAGATGCCCTGATCGCCCGCAAATGAACCTTGACCCGATCATCGCCGCTCTGCGCCTGCGCTGCCCCAGCTTCGCTGGCCGCGTCGCCGGCGCCGCCCAGTTTCAGCTGCTGTCGGAAAAGACCAACTTGCTGGTGCCGTGCGCCTACGTCATCCCGCTTGACGACAACCCGGACCAGAACCGCAGCGCCACAGGCTACCGGCAGCGCATTACCGATGCCTTCGCCGTCATCGTCGCTCTCGGCAATACCGCCGATGAGCGCGGGCAGGGCGCGGCGACCGCCGTGCATGCCTTGCGCCGCGAATTGTGGAAAGCGCTGCTCGGCTGGCAGATCAGCGACGACTACGATGGTATCGAATACGGCGGCGGCAACCTGTTGGGCCTCGATCGCGCCCGCCTCTGGTACCAGTTCGAGTTCTCCGCCGCCTTCGAGATCGGCAGTGACGACACCTCCGATCCGGATACCTGGCAGGCCATCGATCTGGCCGCGCTGCCGGCGCTGACCGAAATCCACCTCGACGACGTCGCCAACCCGGCCGGCATCAGCGCCGAGAACCCGACGCCGGATGGTCGCACCGCGGCCCGCCAGCGCATCACGCTCGACCCGCCCTAACCAGGAGCTTTCCCATGTTCATCAAGCCCATCTCGGGCCGGCGCGTGCCGGATCCCGAAAAGGGCGGCGTCCTGCCGCCCGAAGGTCGTCCCGTTGCCGACCTAGACCAGTACTGGCTGCGCCGCATCGCCGACGGCGATGTCGTCACGGTCGACCAGCAATCCAAGCCCGCCAAAGGGAGCAAAGCCAAATGATCAGCTACAGCAACATCCCGGCCTCGATCCGGGTCCCCTTGTTCTACGCCGAGGTCGATAACTCGCAGGCCGGCTACTTCGAGCAGAACCTCAAGACCCTGCTGATCGGCCAGAAGCTGGTCGCCGGCAGTGCTGCCGCTAATGTGCCGATGCTGGTTTCGCGCACCGACGAAGCGCGTGTGCTGTTCGGCCAGGGCTCTATGCTGGCCCGCATGCACGAGGTCTATCGTGCCAACGACGACTTCGGCGAGATCTGGTGCGTCGCCATCGATGATGCTGAAGCTGGCGTCGCCGCTACCGGCACGGTCGTGCTCACCGGTGCCGCCACCGCGGTCGGTGCGCTGAACCTGTACATCGGTGCCCAGCGCGTGCAGCTGGCCGTGGCCGCCAACGAGGCCGCCGCCGCCGTGGCCACCGCGCTCGCCGCAGCGATCAACGCCAATGGCGAGCTGCCGGTCACCGCCGGCGTGGCTGCCGGCACCGTCACGCTCACCGCCCGGCACAAGGGCGAGGCCGGCAACGCGATCCGCCTGCAGCTCAACTACCGTGGCAACTTGGGCGGCGAATCGACGCCGGCCGGCCTGGGGGTGGCGCTCAATGCCATGAACGGTGGTGCGACCAATCCGAGTCTGACGGCGGCTCTGGCGGCGCTGGGGGACGAGGAGTTCGACTTCATCGTCGAACCCTACACCGACACCGGTACGCTGGATGCCTTCGGCGCGCTGATGAACGACACCACTGGCCGCTGGTCCTGGTCCAAGCAGCTCTATGGCCATGTGTACGCCGCCAAGCCTGGCACGCTGGTCGGCATCACCACGCTGACCAGCGCCCGCAACGACCAGCACGTCACCATCGCCGGCTACGAAGCCGAGGTGCCGAACACGCCTTGGGAGTACGCCGCCGCCTATGGTGCGCGCAACGCCAAGTTCATCGCCATCGACCCGGCACGGCCGACGCAGACCGGCGAGCTGATCGGCATCCTGCCAGCGCCGCAGGAAAAGCGCTTCCTGATCTCGGAGCGCCAGACACTGCTGACCAACGGCGCGGCCACCAGCTACGTCGGTGGCGGTGCGGTGCGCGTCGAGCGGGCGATCACCACTTACCAGGTCAATCTCTGGAACCAGCCGGACCCCAGCTACCTTGACAGCGAGACGCTGCACACGCTGGCCTATGTGCTGCGCAACCTCCGCTACCGGATTACGCAGAAGTACCCGCGCCACAAGCTGGCCAACGACGGTACCCGCTTCGGCGCCGGCCAGGCCATTGTCACGCCCAAGGTCATCCGCGCCGAGCTGGCCGCGGCCTATGCCGAGATGGAAGCCAACGGCATCGTCGAGAACGCCGACCTGTTCGCCCAGAACCTGATCGTCGAGCGCGATGCCAGCAACCCGAACCGCCTGAACGTGCTGTTCCCGCCGGACCTGGTCAACCAGCTGCGCGTCTTCGCCGTGCTGGCCCAGTTCCGCCTGCAATACCCCGCCACTGCCTGATAGGAGTCAATGAACATGGCAAAACGTGTCGCCGGAATCTGCTGGGTCAAAGCCGATTCCGCTCAACTGGAAGTGCAGGGCGGGGTCGAGTGCCCCGCCTCCGATACCAACCGCGAAACGGTGATGGGCAGTGGCGGCCCAGCCGGCTACAAGGAAACTGCCCGCGTTCCGTACATCAAGCTGACGGCCATCGTGACGCCGGATTTCCCGCGCAAGACGCTGGCCGAATCCACCGACATGACGATCACCGCCGAACTGGCCAACGGCACGACCTACGTGCTGTCCGGCGCCTACATGGTCGGTGAGCCGGCCATCAATGGCGAAGAGGGCACGATCGAGCTGCAGTTCGAAGGCACGAAGGGAATCTGGCAATGAGCGAGGTAACCATCTCCCTGACCAAGCCGGTCACCGCGCATGGTGCCGAAATCGACCAGCTGACTCTGCGCGAGCCGAACGGCGGCGACGTCGAGCACTGCGGCTATCCGCTGGCCATCAACGGTGCCAGCGTGATTCCGCAGGCAGCCGCGGTCAGCAAGCTGATCGCCCGCTTGTCCGGCATCCCGCCGTCGTCCGTCAAGCAACTGTCCATGCCCGACTACAACGCGGCGATGGGGGCTGTTCTCGGTTTTTTCGGCGGTACGGACGCGCCGGCGACGAACTGATCGACCTCGCCTTCGAGCTGGCCTGCTTCTGGAAGGTCAGCCCGACCGAAACCATGGCCCTGCCGCTCTCTCGCCTCCTGGCGTGGGAGCGGCAGGCCGAACGCATCAACAAGGAGCTGAAAGATGGCGGGTAATGCCTACCTAAAGGCCGTGATCTCTGCGGTCGACAAGCTGTCGCCGGTGTTGAAGAACATCAATCGGGCCAGCCGGGCGACCAAGAAGGCGGTGTCGGAGATCGGCAACGCTGGCGCCCAGCTGCGCGACACGTTGGGCGGTATCGTCGCGCCACTCGGGGCCGTGGTCGGCCTCGGCGCGGCGGCTGGCTTCGGTGGGCTGGTTGGTAAGGTGGTGCAGACGTCTGCACAGTTCGAGAAGTTCCAGACCATCCTGGAGACGATCGAAGGCAGCAGCGACAAGGCCAAGGCCAGCATGGGCTGGGTCAGCGACTTCGCGACCAAGACGCCCTACGAGCTGCAGGAGGTAACGGACGCCTTCGTCAAGCTCAAGGCCTACGGCATCGATCCGCAAAGCGGTGCCCTCAAGTCGGCCGGCGATGCCGCGGCGGCGATGGGCAAGCCGCTCGAGCAGGCCGTCGAAGCGCTGGCCGATGCAATGACCGGCGAGAACGAGCGGCTCAAGGAGTTCGGTATCAAGGCCGCCAAGGTGGGCGAGAAGATCGTCTATACCTGGACGGAAAACGGCAAGACCATGGCCGCCAAGGTGGACGCCAACAACAAGGCCATGATCCAGAGCACCCTCCAGGGCATCTGGAACAAGCGCTACGGCGGCGCCATGGACAAGCTGGCTGGCACCTGGGACGGCATGTTTTCCAACCTAAAGGACAGCGTCGCCCGCTTCCTGCTGTCGGTCGGCGATGCCGGCCTGTTCGGCTTTCTCAAGACCGAACTGGGCGGGCTGCTGGAAAGGCTCAACCAGATGGCTGATGACGGCAGCCTCAAGGCGTTGGCACAAACCATCTCCGATGAGCTCGTCGGCGCCTTCCGGGAAATGAAAAGCTGGGTCGATGCTGTCGACTGGAAGGGTGTCTGGCAGGACATCAAGGATGTGGCGGCGGGAATCAAGTCCGTCGTCGAGGCGATCGGCGGCATCAAGGGGGTAGCCATCGCCTTCGGCGCCATCCTTGCGGTCAACATCCTGGCGCCGGTGTATTTGATCGGCGCGGCGCTGCTGAAACTGGGTGTGAGTCTGGTCGCGGCCGTCGGCGGCTGGTCGGCAATCGGCGGCGCGATCCTGGGGGTCGGTAAGGCCATCGCGATTGTCGGCCGGCTGTTCCTGCTCAACCCGATCGGATTGGCGATCTCGGCCATCGTTGCCGCCGGCTGGCTGCTCTACGACAACTGGGAAACGATCAAGGGCTGGTTCGTCGATTTTTTCAACTGGTTGCCGGACAAGATCCGCGAAATGGCCAGTTGGCTCAAGTCACTGGTGCCTGACTGGCTGGGCGGCGGCTCGGTGAATGTTACGCAGCAGCAGGTCGGCGGGGCGGCGTCGGCGCCAGCTCTGCTGGGCGGTGGTGGTCGTCCGTCGATCCTGCGGCAGATGGCCGGCCAGCCTGGTCGCACCGATGTCCAGGGCGAAATGCTGGTCCGCTTCGAAAACGCCCCGGCCGGCATGCGCGTGGCACCTGGCAAGACCAATCAACCTGGGCTGGCGATGAATCCTGACGTCGGCTATTCGAGCAACGCACTGGTAGGGGCTTATTGATGGCATGGAAAGACAAGCTGCGGCCGGCCTCGTTCCGTGGCGTGCCGTTCCAGGTAGAGTCCGACGACATGACGGTCGGGCGCCGGGTGCAGGTGTTCGAGTACCCGCAACGCGACAAGCCGTTCGCCGAGGATCTCGGCCGTGCGGCCCGGGAAATCAACATCCCGGGCTTCATCATCGGGCCGGATTACATGGCTGGGCGCGATGCGCTGCTGGCCGCGCTCGAAGCGCCGGGGCCTGGCGCGCTGGTCCATCCCTGGTACGGCTCGCTGCAGGTCATCGCCAAGCCGGCGCGGGTGGCGCACAGCAACGACGAGGGCGGCCTGTGCCGGTTCTCGCTGGTGTTCGTCGAGGCCGGTGAGCTGCAGTTCCCCGCCTCGAAGTCGGCGCCAGGCGTCAAGACCGGTCTGGCTGCCGACAAGCTGAGAACGTCGGCGATCACCGATTTCGCCAAGCGCTTTTCCGTCGATGGCCTGCCGTCCTTTGTCTCGGACGATGCGGTGGCCAAACTCTCCGGCGGCCTCGGTCAGCTCAGTGGCATCGCCGGTCGCGTTGGGCGAATCCTGCAGAGCCCGGTCGACGGGCTGTCGAGCGAGCTGGGTTCGCTGGTTCGCACGCCGTCCTCGCTGGCTGGGCAGGTCATGGATCTGTTCAGCCTGGGCAAGGGGCTGGCGGCTATGGTTGCCGGCCGCTTCGGCGACGGCGACGCGGCCAATCACCGCGCCGTGTCCGGCACTGTCGCCGCGGTGGCGAGCTACCCGCCGCCAGCGCAGCCGGTGGCGATGGTGACGCCCGCCCGGCAGCAGATGATCGACAACGCTGATGCGGTCAATGCACTGCTGCGCCAGGCGCTGCTGGTGCAAGCGACGAGCATGGTGGCGGCGATGCCGCTGCCGGTGCATGACGATGCCGTGGCGCTGCGCCGCGACCTGGCCAAGGCGCTGGACGCGGAATCGCTGACCGCCGACGACGTGCTCTATACGGTGTTGCAGGACGCACGTGCCGCCGTGCATCAGGATATCGGCGAGCGCCTGGACGGCGCCGCGCGGCTGCAGCTGGTGACGCCAGCCGAACCGCTGCCGGCCCTGGTGCTGGCCTACGAGCTGTACGAAGACGTGGCGCGCGACGGTGAGATTACGGCGCGCAACAAGATTCACCATCCCGGCTTCGTGCCGGCCGAACCTCTGAAGGTACTTTCCGCATGAGCATCGATCCGCGCAACCTGGTGCGCCTGCGCATCAACGGCACTGACTATGGCGGCTGGCTATCGGTCGAGATCGCCGCCGGCGTTGAGCGCGTGGCGCGAGATTTTCGGCTCAGCGTGACCGACCGCTGGCCGGGGTCCGGCGAGCTGGTGCAGCGCATCAAGCCCTTCGACCGCTGCGAGGTCTGGATCGGCAGCGACAAGGTGCTGACCGGTAGCGTCGATGCCATCCCGGTCAATTACGACGACCAGCAGGTATCGGTGTCGATTGCCGGGCGTAGCATCACTGCCGACCTGGTCGATTGCGCGGCGATCAATGAGCCCGGGCAGTGGCGCGGCCTGCGCCTCGAGGCGATCGCCAAGGCGCTGGCTGGCGAATACGACATCGCGGTCGTCACCGATGCCAATACCGGAGCGGCGATCGCCGAGCACCAGATCCAGCAGGGCGAGACGGCGTTCGAATCGCTCGATCGCCTGCTCAAGTTGCGCCAGGTGCTGGCCACCGACGATGCCGATGGTCGACTGGTGCTGACCGTTCCCAGCCGCGTCCGCGCGGTCGACGCGCTCGAGCTCGGGGAAAACGTGCTCAAGGCCGATGCTGGTTTCGATTTCAAGGACGTGTTCAGTCAATACCGCGTCAAGGGACAGCGCTCTGGCACCGACGAAGCCTATGGCCAAGCCTGTAGCGCGGTGGCCGATGAGCGCGATGCCAACATCCCTCGCCGGCGCGTGATGCTGGTGCGCCAGCAGGGACAGAGCGACGGCGGCAGCTGCAGCCGGCGAGCGACCTACGAGCGCGCCAGGCGCCTGACCAAGGCGCTCGAGACAACCTACACCGTGCAGGGCTGGCGGCAGAGTGACGGTTCGCTGTGGTTGCCAAATCGCATCGTGCGCGTGCGCGACAGCCTGCTGCGGCTGGATCGCGACATGCTGATCGCCGAGGTGACCTACCGGCTCGACGAGAGCGGCACGACCTGCACGCTGCGCGTCGGCCCGCCGGAAGGCTACGAAGCCGAGCCGCCTGAAGTGGCTGCCGAGAAAAAGCGCAAGGCGGCTGGGGCCGATATCAGTGGCGTTGACCAGTGGGTCAGCTTCTGGCCGGGAGACAAGAAATGAGCCGTGGATTAGGCCGGGTCCTGGCGCCGCTGGCGCGCGGGCTGCAAAACCTGTTCAGCCGCGGTGTCGTCTCGGCGGTCAATGCCGGGCTCAAGATGCAGACGGTGCAGATTCAGCTGCTGGCCGGTGAGGGCAAGGACAACGTCGAGCACTTCGAGTCCTACGGCTACACAGCGCACGCGCTGCCCGGGGCCGAGGCGGCGGTCGGTTTCGTCGATGGCGATCGCTCGCACGGCATCGCGCTGGCGGTAGTTGATCGGCGCTTTCGCCTGGTCGGCCTGGCGGCCGGCGAGGTGGCGATCTATGACGACCAGGGACAGAAGGTGCATCTGACGCGTAACGGTATCGTCATCGATGGTGCTGGCCTGCCCATCCTGCTGACCAACGCGCCGAAGGTGCGAGCCGATGTGCCGCTGCTCGAATGCACTGGCGACATCAAGGACCGCTGCGAACAAGGCGGGCGAACGATGGCCGGCATGCGGGATATCTACAACGGCCACAACCATCCGGAAAACGATAGCGGTGGTCCTACCGATCAACCGAACCAGGATATGTAATGACCGCACTCGTACAAGACCTGTCCGTCATCGTCGACGGCGTGGACGGCTCGCCGCTGGTCGACGATGACCCGCTGATCCGCGCGGTGATCATCAGCCTCTTCACCTGGCGCCGTGCCAATCCGGACGATCCGGTCGACGGCGGCCGGCAGGGCTGGTGGGGCGATGCCGCGGCCGGCGTCAATGGCGATCGCATCGGCTCGCGGCTGTGGCTGCTTGGCCGCGAAAAGATGCTGCCAGAAACCTTTAACCGCGCCCGCGAATACGCCAGCGAGGCGCTGCAATGGCTGGTTGATGACCAGGTCGCGGCGGCCGTCGAGGTCGCCGTTGAACGCTACGGCATGGCCGGCATGGCGCTGGTCGTCACCATCAGCCGCGCCGACCGCCGGCTCACCGAGCTGCGCTTTGCCGATGTCTGGCAGCGCTTGCAAAACCAGTAAGGAGTATTCATGGCTTTCGCTCGCCCGACCCTGACCGAGCTGATCAACCGCACGCTGGCCGATACTACTTCGCGCCTGTCCGCTGACGAACTGCTGCGCCGTGCCGATGCCGAAGTGCTGGCGCGCGTGCTGGCCGGTGCTGCCCACGGCCTCTACGGCTACATCGACTGGCTGTCGCGCCAGATCCTGCCCGACACCTCGGAGGCCGAGTGGCTCGAACGCCACGCCTCGCTGTGGCTGATGGAGGGGCGTAAGCTGGCTGCCGCGGCTACCGGGACGGTGAACTTTACTGGCATCAGCGGCAGCGTCGTGCCAGCCGGCACCGTGCTGCAAACCGCGGCCGGCGTGCAGGTGGCGACCACCGAGGAAGTTACGCTAGCCGCCAGCACTGGCAGCGCCGCTGCCGCTGCGGTCGACGCCGGCGCCGCCGGCAATCTCGTCGCCGGGACGCCGTTGTCGCTGGTCTCGCCGATCGCCGGCGTGCAGTCGGCGGCGACCGTCGCCAGCGGAGGCCTGGTCGGCGGTTCCGATATCGAGGACGACGAGGCGCTGCGCGGCCGCGTCATTAGTCGCATCCAGCAGCCGCCGCAGGGCGGCTGCGCCTACGACTACGAGGCTTGGGCGCTGCAGGTGGAAGGCGTCACCCGCGCCTGGGTCAATCCTCAGGAACTCGGACTTGGTACGGTGACCATCCGTTTCGTGCGTGACGATGATACCAGCCTGATCCCAGATGCCGGCGAGGTGGCCGTGGTGCAGGCGCACCTCGAAGCGCTGCGGCCGGTGACGGCGCAGGTCACTGTGGTGGCGCCGGTGGCTGTGCCGCTCGACCTGACGATCACCGACCTGGTGCCGGACACGGCGGCCGTGCGCGCTTCGATCGAAGTGGAGGTTGCCGACCTGCTGCGCCGTGAGGCGGTGCCGGGCGGCACGATTCTGATCAGCCGCTTGCGCGAAGCGATCAGCATCGCCGCCGGTGAAGCCGATCATGCGCTGACCAGCCCGACGGCCAATATTTCGCACGACGCCGGCCAGCTGGCAATTCTGGGAACCATCACATGGGCCTGACTTCCACCGACTACCTGCGTCAGCTGCAAGCGCTGCTGCCGCCCGGGCCGGCTTGGCCGACGGATGACGCCGCGCTGCTGTCGCGGCAGCTTGGCGCACTGGCCGTCGAGCTGGCCCGCGTCGACGGGCGTGCTCTGCAGGTGCTGGAAGAGGCGGATCCGCGCAGCGTCGGCGAACTGTTCGCCGATGTCGAGCGTGTCGCTGGTCTGCCGGATGCCTGCGCCGAGGCCTTCGGCGGTGAGCAGGCCATGGCCCAGCGCCGCGCCGCCCTGATCGGCCGTCTAACGACGCTGGGCGGTCAGTCGCCGGCCTACTTCATTGGCCTGGCCGCAGCGCTCGGCTACGCCATCACGATCACAGAATTTCATGCGCACACCGTCAATGACGACGTCGAGTGCTCGCTTTACGACGTTCATTGGAATTTCGCTTGGCAAGTGAATGCCGCGCTCAATACGGTGACCGACATCACTGTCGAGAGCACGGTGGAAGACCCGATTGCCACTTGGGGGAATGCCTTGCTTGAGTGCGTGATCAATCGCCTCAAGCCGGCGCATACCTCTGTTCTGTTTAGTTACACCTAAAAGGAGAAAACATGGATCGCTCATATGCATCCGGTGCTGCCGGTACTGCCCCTTCTGCGCCGGCCAGTCCGTCGGTTGGGTATCCGACGGGAGGCAACGCAGGTGCCGGGACGCCGGCCACCAAGCCAGGAGCGTACTGGTATCACATGATCATGGAAGAGCTGATGGCGATCATTGTAGCGGCCGGCATTACGCCTGCTTCCGGTACGCTAAACCAGTTGCTCCTGGCGCTGCGGGCCGCCGGTGTTTTTATCACTCAGGCAGTTTCGGACGACAGTACGAGGGTGGCTACCACTGGGTGGGTCCGTGCGGCCATGTCGAACATCGCGTCAGCCGCCGGGTTTGCTTACAGCTTCTCGGCAAACGGCTACATTAAATTCCCGTCCTGGCTGTGGGGGTGGATCGTTCAGTGGGGACAGATAGCTGCTCAATCGGTTGGCTCAGGGAGTGCCAATACTGGATCAGTGACATTCCCGCTCGCTTTCCCGAATTCCGTGCTGAGCTGGGGGTCTGGGTCGTTCAATCCAACCGCAATCTCGTATACGGGGGCCAGCATTTACGGTACGCCGACAAATACCGGAATGTCAGTCGCACTTCAAAATTCATGGACCAGCGCTCAAAACATCGGCGCTTGGTGGATCGCAATCGGGAAGTAAGGAGCCAGCATGTTTGCAAAATGGGTCAAAGAAGACGGTCGGTTTTCGTTTGCGCTTGATGACAACGGAGGCGTTGAAATCTCCAGTGATCGGCACGCGGAGCTTTTGGCTGGTGAGGCAGCCGGCAAACGTATTGGCAGCGATGACAATGGATTTCCGGTTCTGTTGGCTCCTCGAAAAGCGACGGCGGATGAAGTCTGGGCGTGGATCAAAGCCGAGCGCGACCGCCGCACTGACCAGGGGGGCTACAAGGTTGGCGCCAAGTGGTTCCACTCCGACCAAAAGAGCCGCTCGCAGCAGCTGGGCCTAGTGCTTCTCGGTGCCAACATCCCGGCGAACCTCCAGTGGAAATCCATGGACGGCTCCTTCGTCGCCATGACGCCGACACTGGCCCAGGAAATTCTTGCTGCCGGCGCCGCCAACGATCAGGCTATCTTCGCCGCCGCCGAAACCCACAAGGCGGCCATGGAGGCCGGTTCCGAACCGTCGGCCTACAATTTCTCCGGCGGCTGGCCGGCGACCTTCGAGGGGTAATCGCCATGCGCGTTCTCTTCTGCACGTCGAGGCTGCCCGGTGCTGTGCTGATCCGTGCCGTGACTTGGTCGCAGTGGTCGCACGTGGCGCTGGTGGATGGCGACGAAGTGATTGAGGCGACCTGGCCAGCCGTGCGGGTTGCTCCGCTCGCCGAGGTCATCGCCAAGCACTCGGCGCACGTTATCGTCGATTTGCCGTGCCACTCGCCGGCCGAGGTCATCAAGGCCGCCCGCTCCCAGGTGGGCAAGCCCTACGATCTCACGGCGCTGTTCGGCCTGCTCATGCATCGAGATTGGCAGGAAGAGGACAGTTGGTTCTGCTCAGAGCTGGTGGCGTGGGCCTTCGCGCAAGGGGAGTCGCCGTTGTATCGACCTGAGGCGACGCATCGAATTACGCCGCAGCATCTCTGGATGCTGGCCCCGGCGGAACCGCCCGCCCCGTCTTGCTGTAGCAACGTCGAAGGCCGCCCCGTGCGGCCTTCTTCATTTTGATAGCCAATCGAATGGAGAGAATAACAATGGCGGAGCCATCGACATCTGCAGGCTTTAGTCTAACCGTCCTGTCCATCGCTTTACTCGGCCCGCTGGCTGGTCCGTACGCGCTGATTGCCTTTGCATCGCTGGCCGGTGCCATGTGGCCGCTAAGCGCCAGCACTACCGAAACAAAGCTCTCTGGTGCCTGGTTGCTACTTCGCTGCACTCTGACTGCCATAGTCCTGACGGCGTTTCTTGCTGGGCTCATCGAGCGGCAATGGGGGTTTCCAGTTAATGAGTCGCTGGCTCCGGTCGCGCTGATCATTGGTGCCCTCGGCAATGGTTGGCGTCCGGTATTCGACGCCGTCGGCTCGGCGGCGGGGCTGCTGATCGGTAGGTTTGCTGGAGAGAGGAAATGAGCAACGGCGCCTTGCTGATCGCGCACGAATTGCTTTGCGTGGTTCTGTTCTACACCGTCTTTTACCGAGCTGTCCGCACCTGCGAGAAGGTGCGGATGGATGTTCGGGCAGCTTTCTGGGTGCTCGGCCTGGTGGCCTGCCTTGGAATGTGTGCGCCGATCGTCTGGGGCTATCGGCCGGACCATTTCAGTATTGTTCTGATCGCCGCCATTGTCATTGTCCAGCTTATCACTGCCCGGCACTGGTCTGATAGCTGCCCGCCCCGTTTCTATAAGCCCGGTCTTTCGCCTACAGAAGGAGATCGCAATGCACGTCACGCGTGAGCAGTTACTGTCGATCATGCCCTACTCAAAACCGCGCGTTGAGCAGTGGGTTACACCGCTCAACAAGGCGATGGAAGAGTTTGGAATTGATACGCCAAGTCGGGTGTCGGCTTTCCTTGCTCAGGTCGCTCATGAATCGACTGAACTGAAAAACGTCCGTGAGTTGGCGAGCGGTGCGGCCTACGATACCGGTCGACTGGCTGCCCGCTTGGGTAATACGCCGGAAGCCGACGGCGATGGTCAGATGTACAAGGGAAGGGGGTTGATCCAAGTCACCGGGCGCGATAACTATGTCAAATGTAGTCGCGCCCTATTCGGCGATGCCGAGACCTTGATAAAACAGCCTGAGTTGCTTGAGGAGCCGGTTGCTGCCGCGCGATCTGCGGCATGGTTTTGGTGGTCGAATGGCCTGAACGTTCTGGCCGACTGCCCAAATAGCTTCCAGACGATCACGAAGCGTATCAATGGCGGTCTCAATGGCTACGCCAGCCGACTCGCCTATTTCGAGCGCGCTAAAAAGGTGTTGGCATGCTGAACCCGCTGATCATCCGGGCGGCGGCTGTTATTGCCTTTCTCGCCGCGGCTTTCTCTGCAGGCTGCATCTCTGGTCGCGACCAGGTGCAACACAAGTGGGATGCCGCTAAGGTTGCCCAGGCCAAGCTTGCATTTGATGCGGCCATGGCAAACCGCGAAAAAGAACGATCCATGCAGCAACAACTCAACGAGGCTCAACATGCCGCCGCCGAACGTGAAAAGAAAATCCGCGCTGATTATGCTGCTGCCAATGCTGCTGCTATCGGCCTGCGCGACACCGTCGCCGCCCTCCGTGGTCGACTCTCCGTCGCTACCGTCGAAGCCTGCCGTGGAACTGCCGAATCAGCCCTTGTCGTATTCAGCCAGTGCTCGGATGAATATCAAGCAGTGGCAGAAGCGGCTGATCGATTCGGCTCCAGTGCCAAAACCTTGAATGACGCCTGGCCGGAATGAACCCGCCGATGACGCTGGACGAGCTGATCGTCTATCTCACCAATCACCGGGCGGAGTTCCCTGAACACGGCCGGTATCACATCGAGATGCGCGAGCACTTGCTTGCTGCCCCGCCGCAAAAACTGACCCACGACGATCACGACAGGGTCGTCATCCTGATAGGGCTTCACGCACGATAGAAGGGAGTCGAAATGGATGCGCAAATCATCAGCCTGGCGAAGTGGAAAGCTGATCACCCGCCGCTCTTGGCTGCCTGGCAGTCTTGTTCTGAAGCGGCTACGCGCTGTCAACTCAACTGGGCTAGGCTGTGGTTGCCGTGGCTTCCTCGCCGGTTCTGATCATGTCGATCAGCATCCCGCTCTTCCTATCAAGGCGCAGGGATCGTCTTCCGCCGCCCTTGCCGACGAGCAGCATTTCAATGATTGGGCTGCGCGGGTCAAGTTTCGTGCCGCGCGAGAAAATCACGATGCGTTCGAAGGTGTCGGCGATTAGTTGCCGGGCCTTTACGCGAGAATCGTAGTCCATTGCTTCGACGCCCTGGCGCAATGCCTCCCATGCCTCGGCTGCAGCCGGGGTAGGGGTTGTGTCCAGCGCGAGCAACTGTTGTTCAAGGTGCCGTATTGCCTTCCCAGATTCAGCTTGTTCTGCTTCTAGATCTCGCATCTTGCGAATAAGTGCCGCCGGGGTGTCAGTCTCGTCGGTCGTGAGCAGCAATTCGGTCAATCGATCAATCTTGGCATTGATTTTTGCTGCCTCGCCCCGTAATTGTGCCAGCCTGCCCCGCAGTGCTTCGGTCTGCCCGCCGTAGTTATCGAGTAGTGCGCGCAGGTTAAGTCGGTCTGAGCAGTAGTTCATGATTGCGCGCTCAAGGGCTGCTGCACTGACGCTTGATGGGAGCGGGCACGGGCTTCGAGCGGCGCTTGATGAGCAAATAAGCCGTCGATTTCCGTCTGAAAGCGAGCCGTCGGAGCGAGTTCTGGTTGTCACATTGTTCGCAACCATTGCAGAGCCGCAATAGCCGCAGATTGCTATTCCGGAGCCGCTAAGCATTCCGACGATCTTGCTCGGGCCACCGCTTCCGGCGCGGGCTCGGCGGTTCATGATGTCCTGAAGGCTTGCCCATTGTGCCGCGCTTACCAGGGCAGGGTAGTAGTCGGTGAGTTCATGAGTATCGCCTTCGAGTTCGAGTGATTTAACGCCCTTCAGCGCCGTGTTTCGGATGATGCGGTAAAGCTGGTTCGAATTCGGCGGACCATTACCGAGATTGAGTTTGCGTTCCAGCAGCGCCTCAGTGATCTTGAAATGGCCCCAGCCGCGGCCGAAGAGGTCGAGTGCGGTGCGGATGCCTTCGGCGCGCTCTTCGATGATCTCCCATTTGCCGTCGATCCACCGAAGCCAGGAAGGCGGCCGCCCCATGCGTCCTGCAGTTATCTTTCCAGTTGCCTGCCATGCCTCGCAGTGCTTCCTGATCGCCGCTTTGACGCGCTTACTCTTTGTCTCCGACTCCTCATTTGCGCGGACCATCACCAGCACCGAATAGATGATGTCCATCGGGTTCGCTTTCAGCTTCTCGCGGCTGTACTGCTTCCCGTCGCCGGCTGTCACTACCGTAATGCCGGCATTGATGATCTGGGTAAGTTGCGCCTGGGCATCGATAGGGTCAGCGCGGGAGAGGCGATCCAACCCCTCAACAATCAAAACAGACCCGGGTGGAATGCGCCCTTCATTGATTGCCTGTAGAAAAGCCCCAAGGGCGCCGGTCTTCACATGGCGCTGATGGTAGGCGCTCAGCCCCTCGTCACGCATGGTGAGTGACTCGTCGAGCGGCAGGCCGTTTTCAGCGGCCCAGCGTTGAGCATAGTCGAGCTGGCGGTCTATACTGGTGCCGGCAGCCTGCTTGATGGATGAGAAGCGGAGGTAGCTATATACATTGGCCATGCTGGCATTTTATGTCATGGCTATGAAATGTGTACTTCGTGATGCAATTATCCAGCCGATTGCAACAATGTACATAGAGGGTGCCTCGCAGGGGCCCTAATTATGCATGCAAATGCATTGACAGGGCTGGGACGGGTATGCAGAATCCAGAAGCTCAAGCCCCCGACATATCAAAGA